CAGCCATGGACTTACGGCGCACGGCAGTGACAGAGATGATGGAGGGTGGGGTAGACTTAGCAGGTATCATGCAGGTGACAGGACACAAGAACATAACGTCCATCAAACCCTACATGGTCAACACATTCAGCGGTGCATCGAAGGCACTAGCAGCTAGAGGGAATGATGACGATGAACATTCGTAGTTACGTTGAAGCCCTAAATCTAAACGATGGGGACACCTATCGCAGCAACTGTCCTCAGTGTAAGGGCAGGGGTACATTCACAGCCATGAACGATGGTGGCACAATGAAGTACAACTGCTACAAGCTAGGCTGTCGAGTGGGTGGCATCTATGAGACAGACATGACAGCAGCAGAGATTATTATGCGTATGAGACCGCCGCCTGAGATAGGCACAGAAGAGGCTGAGACCATGGAAATACCTGCCTACCTAGTCAACCCTACCTTTGAACACACTAAGCATACAGACTTTGTTTTGCGCTGGGGTATCCGCAACTATCCTGGCTTGATGTATGATGTTAAACAGGAGCGTGTTGTGTTTCCCATACACTACCGTGGACGTTTGATTGATGCAGTGGGACGTGCAGTAGGTAAGCGCACCATGCCTAAGTGGTATCGCTATACTGGTGAGGCTGATTACTTTACAGCGGGTGCAGGTGATGTCGTACTACTTGTAGAGGATGTCGTTTCTGCCGTGGTTGCAGCCCAGTTAGTACCTAACATCACAGCCTTGGCTATCCTTGGCACATCACTGTCCAAGAAACACATGGATAAGGTGGGTAAGTACCGCAAGGTAGTCATAGCCCTTGACCCTGACGCCATGGATAAAACTTTACAGTTCCGTAGAGAGATTGAGCTATGGACAGGCGTTGATGCAGTAGCTATGAAGCTGTGTGATGATATAAAATACAAAGTACCTGACGATATTAAACAACTAAAGGAGATATGTAGATGAAACTAATGTTCTTACTTATATGGTTCGATGCTGTACCAGAGCAGGGAGTTAGGTATCACCACCTTGGTACATACGACAATGAAACAAAGTGCATGACAGAATTACGCATAGCTTCTGTGTTAGTCAATGATAAACTAGAGACAATAGAATGTATTGGAGTACGCATCAATGATTAAAGCAACATACGTTGACCATATGGGCAATGACCTGACTGTAGCTAACGCAGCACGAGTATCCTTTGGTAAGACGAGTGCCATGGAAGATAACATGTGGGGTCCACCTACACTAAAAGCTAAGGATGCCAAGCTGATACGTTACCTTGCAGATCACAAGCACATCAGCCCCTTTGGTCACTGCTTTGCATCCTTCCACATCAAGGCTCCGATCTTCGTAGCACGGCAGCTGGTCAAGCATAAGTTCTTGAGATGGAACGAAATATCTAGGCGGTACGTTAAGGATGAACCAGAGTTCTATCAGCCTAAGCTACGTGCTGCTGCTAAAAATAAGAAGCAGGGTAGTGGTGACCCTCTGATACTTAGCATACAACAGGATGAAGTGATACAACAGGTTCACATTCAAGCGGATAAGCAGTACAAATACCTACTACGGACAGGTGTTTGTGAAGAGCAGGCTCGTGTGGTGTTGCCACAAAGCACCATGACTGAGTGGTACTGGTCAGGTAGTCTTGACGCCTTCGCTGATATGTGTAACTTACGCTGTAAGCCTGACACACAGGCAGAGACACGAGAGGTAGCACGACAGATAGATCATAAGATGATTGAACTATTCCCTGTATCATGGGATGCACTGACGGAGGATGATGATGACTAAACTGTATGACCTAGAGCCTATGATACTAGACTGTTGGCGTGTATGTAACGATCTTGAGACAGTGTTCAGGCAGATAGGTGACGGTGAACGTGAGCCTACACATGACGAGATGATGAACACACTGATGGGTATGCAGCAACTATACGAGTGGAAGTTTGAGCAGCTGTTCTTTAAATATGAGGAGGTATGCCGTGACGGACGATGAGTGGCCCTTAGAGGCAGACTTTAGTGACATCAGACCTATGACACCAGAGGAACGTAAAGCAGCCCTTGATCGTGATGCAAAGAATAAGTGGCGTAAGTGTGTCAGTTGTGGTAATGCAAGTAGAGGCACATGGTGTGGTTTCTGTCTGGAGGAAGAGTAATGATAAACAGCCAGTGGAAGAAGCTACTAGCAGAAGAGCAAGCATACAAGGATAGCGTAATGAGAGATCACGAGTTCAGTAACACAGTACTAGCCGAACATACATCAGACATCGTGAATGAACCTAAGCACTACGCACGGTGGAACATTGAGCCTATCACATACATCATGCGTAATGGCTTTGAGTTCTGGCGTGGCAACATTATTAAGTATGCCAGCCGTGCAGGCTACAAGATGTACGAGGGTAAGACGCAGGTAGAAAGCGAGATCATTGACTTGGAGAAAGTTCAACGCTATTGTCAGATGCGTATCAATCAACTTAATGGAAAGGAAAAACTATGATACCTGTAGGTCAACTAAGATTGTTACTCACCAAGGCAGGGCTAGAGTATAAGATNACTCGTGTTGAGGGTAANGTAGCACACGTTAACATACTTGTAGCGGAGCAGCCAGATGTACACAGTTGAGTTTGAATCTGATGCATCTGTAATCACAACACTTGATCAGCATGATGAACATGAAGACGTTGAGGTCATACTAGGTGATGATGGTGTTGTATTTATGAGACAGTACGAACCAGAGATGGATGCATATCAAATGTTAATCATGAGCAGCCAACAGTTCTTAGACATTATAGCTGCCTATAAGAGTAAGGAAGGAGCGTACTACTTGGAGGTAAGGAATGAGTGATGAGGGAACATACTTTTTGATTGGTGCATTTTCAATCTATGTATTAGCAATACCGCTAATGTACCATATGGTAGAGCCAGAAGATCCTGAGGAGAATACTTCTGGCCCTATTAAGTTTGCCTTCCTGTGGCCTCTGATTGCACTGGAAGTAATATACCGTATCTTTGTAGGAGAGAAAGACAATGATGGAACTGGCCCTAATTAAAACATTACTTGACCGTGACTTTTATAATCAACACAAGGGTATTCGTTGCCCTGATAAGATCTTTACCAAGGATGTACGCAAGATCAAGCAGGCACTAGACAGCGCCATGGAAACATACGATGGCAGCATGAATGTGCAGGACTTACAGGCTGTGTTCAACCGCATGAACCAGAGCATGACCACTGCCACACGTACAGCATACGATGCACTCTTTCGCCGCATAGATATTGCTGAGCCTATCAAGGAAGAGATAGCACAGGATACACTGTCACACCTATTCCAGCAGCACGTTGGGGATGTTGTAGCTAACCTTGGCTTCGACTATGTAAATGGCACAGAGAATAGCCTTGAGCCTTTGCGCATGTTACTTGAGGAATACAAGAACGACTTCACACCTAACCTGCGTGTTGACTGGGAGGATGATGATCTTGATACGATCCTAGATGCTACTGCTCTTGAGTCACGCTGGTCATTCAACATACCTACCCTGGCTCGTAAGGTTGAGGGTGTAAGTGGTGGTCACCTTGTTGTGGTAGGCGCACGTCCCAACACAGGCAAGACATCCTTCCACGCCTCTCTTATCGCAGCTGATGGCGGCTTTGCTCATCAAGGCGCACGTTGTATTATCCTCTGCAATGAGGAAGCATACACACGGGTAGCGTCACGTTACGTTAGTGCCTCTGCTAACATGACAATGAAGGAGGTACGAGAGAACCAAGCCCTAGCACGTATGCGCTATGAGCCTGTGCGTAAGAACATCATGTTCAAGGAAAGTACAGGTAAGGGCATGGCATGGGTTGAGTCTGTTGTTAAACAGGAGAAGCCTGACGTGGTAGTATTGGACATGGGTGACAAGTTCTCTGACATGAAGAGTGAGCGCAGTGACATTACACTCAAGGCTGCAGCTATCCATGCCCGTAACATTGCTAAGCAGTACGACTGTTGTGTGATATGGATGTCACAGTTAAGCGCAGAGGCAGAGGGTAGGACAGACCCTAATCAGTCTATGATGGAGGGCAGCAAGACAGGCAAGGCTGCTGAGGCAGATCTCATGGTTCTTATTGGTAAGGCTGCACAAGTTGAGGGACAGGACGAAGATCCAATACGTTATCTTAACCTTGCCAAGAACAAACTAAACGGGTATCAGGGTAAGATTACTTGTGTGCTGGATGGATCACGTTCTATCTACACAGCTTAGGAGATAGACATGAGACTAGTATTAGACGTTGAGAACAGCGTGACTTGGAGGGATGGTAAGATCTTTAATGATCCCTTTGAGCCTACCAACACACTGACTCAGGTTGGCATGGTGAATGCTGACAATCACGAAGAGTTACATATTGTAAACTTAGATCACAATGAAGCTAAGGATACATCAGGTGCAGGCCGTGCATTGATACAGAGTGTGTTGGACATGACAACTCTGCTCATCATGCACAACGCTAGGCATGACTTGATGTGGCTGTGGGAGAGTGGCTTCACCTATGATGGTGCAATCTATGACACCATGCTTGCTGAGTATCTGCTCCTGCGTGGGCAGAAGGATGCGATAGGCTTGGCTGCATGTGCCATACGCCGTGACCTAGCTGAGCAGAAGGAAGACTATCTGTCTACCTGCATCAAGAAAGGTATCAACACAAATGAGACTGATCTCAGTAAGCTTAGCCTTTATCTTAGGGCTGACCTGCTCACAACTAGTGAGTTGTTCCATTCTATCGAAGCAGACTACGCCACCCCAGAAAGCAAGTCCCTACACACCGTCAGAGATGTTACCTTCGATACCTGTAAGACCCTCACCAGAATGTACATGTCAGGAATCAGGGTGGATCTTGGAGAACTAGAGAGTGTTAGACAGCAGTTTGAGGATGAACGATCTGAGTTAGAGACCCGTCTTCAAAGCAAGGTACGTGAACTAATGGGCGACACGCCTATCAATATCAACTCACCAGAGCAAATGTCTCAGGTTGTGTTTAGTGTTCGTATGAATAACAAGAAGGAATGGGCTGGACTGTTTGAGTTTACTAACTCACCAGCGGAGTTCCGCTCAGCAGTAAAGTCTAACAGCCACACCATCTATCGCACTAAGGCGTTCACCTGCCCTACCTGTGAGGGTTTAGGTAAGACATACAAGACTAAGAAG